AGTCAACTAGTTTCTTACTAGAATTTTATCCAATGTACCCGATCCCGGAGTAGTATATGCTATTCTTAAGTGTGAGTAAACTCCGTTAAAGTTTACATATTTTGGTTGTGTTTCGTTGGCTAAACTTACGGTTGCAATAGTACCCCACGGTGTTCCATTAGTAACTTGGTTATCTAACGTGCCTTGTATTTCTATATCACCTGTAAAGTTTGTTGAGTAAACTGCCGCTGTGTGTAGTGCTGAATTACCATTACGTGTTGCTTCAGCAGTAATTGCTTCACTAACATAATTCCCTGTGCTTGGATTAGTTTCAGTAAACGTATCAATACTGTACGTTGCACTTGGTCCTGGAAATGCTTCTGAGCTAATCATTATAGTGCCTTTAACACCAAAGTGACTATCAGCATATGTTACTACGTTAGTATTGTCGCTGTCCTTAGTTAAGAATACATTATAACTTACATACTGTTGTTTAACATCTAACAAATCATTAGCAGTAATTAGTATAGAGAACTGACCTTTCTTTGACGGTGTACTTGTTTCTAGGATGGTACCAGTCTTCTCTAGAATTAATACATTGTTTTCATCGAATGCCATTAGCTTAGGTGTGTAAGTATTAAGTATGCTTACAGGTTTTTGATCTGAATTTTTAATCTCAAAAGATATTGTGTTATCAATACCTCGATATATTTGTAGGGTTCTCTGGTACACTGGTCTATACTCCGTTATGTTATTAGCCAAATCCGCAACTAGGCCAACTCTATTACTTGCTAAATATCTGTATGTTAATTGGGACATATACATATTTATTCAACTTAAAGAGAAACAATGTTACTAAAAGATATCGAAACTAACTTCCCGTTCTTAAGCATCGTACAGTATGGTGGCAACGAGTATGTTGGTATCATTAACAACCAGGATAATTATGTAACAAGCATGTATGTTTATACCGCATTGAATACAGACGAATCAAAAAAAGCATTTCTCGATCTTGGAGAAGCATGGTGGTTTGAAAGTAATCGAACAATACCGATCAGTATCTTTCTACCGAAAGAGTTTCCTGCATTTAGACATTGTCTAATGACAATGAATACTAAAGATGTAAAAGTAACAGTAGGACCGGTTGTAAACTTAGGCAACTTAGCAATTAAAAGAGTAAAACGTAAGAGTGTTCAACTAGTACGTAAACCCAAATAAATCTACTTGTAGCGTTTAGTTAAAAGTTTTGGTCTATAGTGCTGAGCCTTAAACAGGCTGTTATGTATGAATTGCGTAATCTTACTATGTGAGCTTCGATAATCGCCAACCGCCGTCTCCATTTCAAATGTTTCACGCTTAAAAGGAATAACTTGAGCTAAAGGCATTCCTCTCTCAAATGTAATTTCTTTGTCAATAGGTGCAGTAAAAATTGTATTGACGTGTAGTTCATGATAGATATCTGTATCAACTACTCCATGCATTACTTCTAAGTTATCATTTTTTGAATATGTAGGAGTTATAATTAATGAACTATATCCAGGAGGAGTTCTTAACATCCAAGGATTCATAAACTTAAATGCGCCTCTGTAACTATCTTTATGAAATGGATAGTTGTCCATTTGTTCTTCTGGATGAAGCTGTGCAGTAAACATACTTGAAACGTTAGGCGGAGTCGCATAACGTACTTCAGTACCTTGCATGTTTTTAACTTGTGTTACTTTATAATCACACCACAATGGAATAATATAACCCATACCTAGTACGTCAAGTACAGCCGGACAACGTCTTAAGGTGCTTGACTCTCTACGATATTCTTTACTGTCATCTGTATTAGCTCTTTGATTTTTAAACCATTCAGGCCAAAACTTTGATGCAGGCAATACTGGTAATGTTTGTTCTAGTTCTTCGTACCCTGTGAAAAATTTAATCTTCGTTGTCATGTTTAATCCTTTCGCACAATAAGTTCATGTGAACAATAATAGCATGTGCGTAAGCTACTGCGTGTGCTTTCTTAAAGTAGTATGCTCCATCAGTTGGCTTTGTCCACACTTCCTTGTGTATCTCTTCCCAACTCTTGTTCGCTAGATGTCTCTTCGCTGGTCTTATTATCGCTAGTGTCGCCGCCAATTCTAATACCGAGCTGGGCTTCAAGACTTTTAATAGACTGCTGTGCCCGTTTAGATGAAAGACTTTTTCGCTGAAGTCTTCGTGTTCCAGAAGTTGCCATAGTGGTTTCCTTTCCATTAGTTCGTTTAGATGTTCTTCGTTTTTTACTTCGTCATAGATTGATACATTTAAAAAGTCTAATTTAAAGTATCCTCTTTCTTCTGCTGTGTCGTGATCAACTGTGCTTAATAAGTCAATAGGATTATGTGGAATCTCAGTTGCGTAAATTCCTGTGTTATGCTTTTTACCTGTGTTTAACTTTGCTACACGATGTTTTAATTTATCGAGTATAATTTGTCTGTCTGCAAAGTCAATATCAATATCTGGCATATATTATAATCCTGCTTTCTTTACAATTTCTTTTACTAGTTCAACATCTACTGGACTTCTTTTAAATCGTGTACTCCAATGACTTGGATCAAGAATAGCATATACAATTTGTAATTGTTCATCATTCATTTTAGACACCATCTCTTTACCAGACTTGCAATTTAATATCAACCACGGACTTACTTTGCCGTCTACTATATCTTGACATACTCTATTTAAACTTACATAGTTAAAGTAGTCTTGCCACCTAGCTTCGTTGTCGTCACCCCATTCCATCATGTTTTTAACACTACGTTCAAGAGCAGTTTCAACACCTTCCTTACGAATAAGATCAAGTGCATACTTTTCATATAGTTCTTCTCTACACCAATGGTCTAGTTTAACTCCACTTGTAACTACATAGTCAATATACTTCTCTGGGTATAACGGTCTTACGTTACTAACAAAGCTACCAAATTTTACAAATGCATTGTAGTACTGACTATTGCAAAACTGTTCATATGTTTTAACACCATCAAAGCGTTGACATAGTTTATAAAATCTATTAAACGTTAAGTACCCTAGTTGTACACGTTTCTCGTCTTTTTGTAAAGCTCTACGTTTCTTTTCACACATATGTACTGCAAGAGTTTTTTCTCTTGTGTACGATACTTTACAGTATGGACATTCAAATCCTTCGTTAGACTTTGACATCTTTTTTATCCATCCCGTGTTGCTCGGCAAGCTCTTTAAGTTCTTTTGTTGTAGATATTCTAGCAAGTAATTCTACCTCGTCTATTTTCATATTAGGAAACATTTCTTTAAGAAACTTAACAGCCTTGTTATCAGAGCCTTTTTGTTTTAATCCTAACCATTGATGGTGTCTGCTTTTACGTGTTGCGTTATGTGTTGCACACAACAGTTGCCATTGTAGCTGTGGATGTCTTGTTCCTAGTACATTCCAATTCTTGTTATAATATTCGTTAGTGGCAATAACTGCCCATTCTTTTGCGTCTTGTGATCCGCCTACACTACTTGCATAACGATTAAGCAACCAAAAGTTTAATTCTTTACGCTCTTCTTCAGTCCATTCTTTATATGCACCTTTGGCATCCATATCCAAAGCCATAAAGATCTCACTTAAAGGTAGTTTATTTTTCTGTTTCATTACGTATAGTATACCATATTATAAGTGCTTTGTCAAGTTGTTTTTTGAGTGTATAATTTGTTTTGGCGCAATCAACCATATCCAAATATTCTTCAAAGTCCAGGCGTCCTTCATGCTTTTTGATTGCATCAGAATCACCACCAATGATCCAACGAGGAATCTTATTGTGTGGAGGGTCACGATAACGAGCGTAGACAATACCATCGCTACGCTCATATATCAGTGCTTCACCTGGAAGCATCTTAGTCAAGATTATTTCTTCTTGGCAGGCTTCTTAGCCGGAGCCTTTTTCTTTGTTGCTGGTTTTGCTTTTGGTGCTTTAGGCTTAGCCTTAGGCTTTACTGTACCTTTTCCACCAACTGTTTTTTTAACTGCTTTTTCGGCTTTTTGTTCTGCCGCAATTATCTCACCAACCTCAGTAGGGTTAGGCATAATTGATTTAGTTATTTTACTTGTTGTCTTTTTAATTGAATCCCACATTCCCATGATATATCTCCTTATTTTTTTACAGTTGAGCCGCTAGTACGACGAACAATGTCATCGTGATTAAATTCTGCCCAGTATAGTTCAAAAGCGACTCCGTCTTCTAAACCTTCAAACTGGTGAATCTTTCCTGGCTTCACTTGTGTAAAGTCTCCAGCTTCAAGAATAGTTTCATCAACTAGTCCTTGATCATCTTGCCAAACACGAACAAGCATCTTGCCCGATTCAACAAAGAATCCGTTCCATTTATATTGATGTTCATGTTCTGAACATTTGTATCCTGCTTTATATTCGATACGATGAAATTCTAATACACCGTTCGCATGGATCAATTCTGTTTGACCCCAAATTTTGCCTGCTTTCATAATTATCTCCTAATCAACGAATTTAAATAATTTCTCTTGTACATGTGCATCAATGTTTACATACCGTCTAATAGTATTTGGATTATCACGCGGAGTTACTCCATGTAAACTATTCACTGTGTTTAAAAACATAACCATAGTGTTACGCTTGTAAGGTACATGTTCAACTACTTCAATATCGTCTGCTACTGCTTCACGTCCTGTTATTCTACGCCATTGCTTGCCTGCTACATTTCTATATACATTTAGTCCGCCATCAGTACCTTTATCTTCAGGCTTCTTAAAATAAAATAGACATGCAAACAATTCTTTACTTTGATCAACATGTGGAGTTCTAATTTGTATGTTATCTATTGCATTCATAACAAACTGCATTTCCATTCTTATTGATCCGCTCTTAGGAGCACGTCTTGGTGCAACATCACTACGTATATACTTGGTGTATAAACCTTCAGGGCAAAACTGTCCCGGTGGGTAGTGTTGTTCAAGACCTGGTCTAAATACTCTAATAACTTCGTCTTTAAATTCTCTACTAGTTGCATATGCACTAAATTCTTGCCATGCTTGACTTACTACTGCGGATTTATCAAAGTCATGATCTAAATAACGTGCAGTTCCAAAGCCGGTTGTTTCGCCTTTAGAAATAAATGTTTCTGGATACTCTGCTTCTAACTTTTCATACAAGTCCCAAGGTAGCACTTCCTCAATTACAACATAAGGAAAAGGATCCATTCTTAAGTTTTCTGGTTTAAAGTTTTGTAATACACTATATTGGTTCATTTGTAACGGTTCGCAATCTCATCGCTAGATATATTATCACCTGCATACAAGTGTTGCTGTGGCATCTCAAATTCTGCATCAGTTTTGCGTTTCATAATAGCAACAACCATAGGATCTCTTTCCCATTGATCTAATCCAAACTTACCTCTGTAACCTTTGTCACGTGATAACTTTTGTCCTAGCTTTTCAATGTGAGCACCGTCACTAGTGCCAATCCATACACCATGCATTTCATAATCGTTTTGATGTGCTAGACAGAAAAATAAGTTAGGATGAAAGCTATAAAAGCCGTGATCAACCCAACGATAAAAAGGAAGCACATGGATCATATATCCACCTACTTTGGTCATGTCGTGTATGTTTTTAAATACTGTGTACTGATTGAATACATGTTCGCCTGTGCCGTTGTTAGTTACTAGGTCAAACTGCTCAGTAAAATTATATGCTTGTTTGCAATCCAAATTAAGATCCATTGCAATAGCATCTTTTTCTGTGTTAACATCAATAGCAAGATATCTTCCAAAGCCTAATGCTTCAAAGTATTCTTTAGTTGTGTTAGCATGTTTATGAATACCACGTGCATTAAAAATTTTAGCTCGTGACTTATTATTCTTTAAACGTTGATTACCCATCTCACAGACTGTAGGAGTTTTGTTTGCTTTGATATCGTCGTATACGGAATCAATAGCTTCTGTAATTAAATTAGTAAAGCTCATATTATTTTCCTAACACTACTATGTATTTGTTATTTTCATGTACGCCACCACGCTTGTCTGTTCTTGTTTTCTCAAAGAACTCATGATGTATAATTTTTACGCCTGGCATATTAGTTTCAATCTTTTCTTTCCACCAACCTGGAGTTTCTACAATTAAATGTGCATTACGTCCGTCTGGCAAAAATTTCTTAGCAGGGCTAGTTGCAATAATAAGGAATGCATTTTTCTGAAACAAGTTGTGAATATCTTTTAATACGTCATCTAAAAAGAAAGGTTCGATATGTTCTAATACATCTGTACTAATAAGCATATCAGCTGGCTTTTTATTATCAGGAATGTTAAAATCTGGCATTCCCGGATCCCATCCAATTGCATTAATTTCTGGATAGGCTTCTTTAAGTGCTAGTACAACACCGCCTTTGCCACATCCATAATCTAAAATAGATTCTGGTTTAAATTCCTTAATCCATTTTTCAATTGCTTTCAATCCTTTAGCATCACCAAAACTTGCTTTTTCATCATGTAGTTGTGCTAACTGACGAGCGTACTCTTCACTAATTGTTTTCATCTAACTTCCTTTGCTTACTTATATTGCGTATGGTTTTTAAATAACTCCCTACTGAGGAAATATTAACTGTATTTAAATTATTCATAGTCTCAGCGTCTACTAAGTGAACATTAAGATCAATAGGTTTTTCACTCATTGGAATTAATTGTAACCAAGGATCACCAACTTGAATCTTAACTTCACTGTTATACGGTACCATAATATTATTTAATACACTATGTTGATACTTATACTCTGTAATACCCGGAACTCCCCAATACGCTAATGGATTCTTAGTATGCCAGTCTGTTTTAATCCATACCCACTTTACACCTGTAGTCTCTTTAATAAACCAAGGTGATCCTAACTTAACATGTGCAAGTCCGGGTTTATGAAAATCAAAGTCACGTTCGTCATGCGGTATTGCTGGAATAAAATCAGGAAAGACTCTTACTTCCTTTTCTCCATGTTCGTTTACCCGCATGTGTAGTTCACACCAACTAGGGAAAATAATGCCTGCTTTTAATATGTCATTAATTGCAGGACATTGTTTCATTGAACTTATCGGTAAGTCGTTATAGTAGGCTTGGTGTGAAGGTCTACTTGCTGGTAACCCTTTCCACCATTCAGGAATATACTTCTTAGCCAACTGCGGTTTACATTGATCATACGCATATTGTTGGTTTGTGTATACGTCTACTTTAATACTTTTAGATAAGAATCCCATAATCAATTACTTCACTTTGTCTACTAATGTCTTTTACAAACCATGCACATTGTGGGTTAGCACCGTCAGTTAAAGGTACACCTAATAGTTGTCCATTTTTCATTTTAGGGAAATACCATTTTACATCATTGTAAAAATTGGTAATTTTTACTTCACCCCAATTCATCATTGTACTAGTTAACGGATTAAACAAGAAAGCTTCAAAGCCTCTATCGTTTAAACTTGTTAATGGTAGTACTTCAATATCTCCAGCACCGCCACTGTCACCAACTGCTAGATGCCAATCAATAGGCATAGTAATTTCTTTGCCTCCAATTTCCATTACCATAGCAGGTGAGTTAAATGACTCCAAAAAAATCAAAGGAACATAAAAGAAGTCAGGTTCTTTTGGATTACTATTATCCAAAACCGCAAATCTAATATCGTCAGTTAATTCGTCAGGTAGATGCTCGAGTTTATAACATTCGTTATCTAATGTTAATATTCTCATTTATTTTCCTTTGTTTTCATAATTAATTCCAATCCACTTTCTCTATAGTAAATGGATACTGTGCTTCTTTGTAAAACTTCTTTCTTGATGTTAAATGCCTTTTTGCGTATTTACATGTGCTAGTTATATCCCAAATTTGCACAAAGTCTTTATCTTCTGCCTTACGAACACCTCTGCCTATACTTTGAATTACTCTTACAAAAGACTTGCCAGGCTCAATAAGAACAAGGTTAAAGATCCTAGGGATATTAATACCAACAGCGGCAACCCCGTACGTTGCAATAATAACCTTATTAGTTGCTTCTTTAACTTCGTCATACTGTTCCTTTCTATCTTTTAATTTCATATCACCTTTAACAAACACGCTATCAGGAATAATTTCCTGTAACATTTCTCCTGCACTAATTCTATCAACTAGAATAAGTGTATTGCCTGATTGTGAAACTGTGTTTAATAATTTGCCTATGTATTTTATTCTTTCTGCATCTGTTACTAGAAACTTTAATTCTTCTGGATAGCCTGCAAAACTTTTAATGTCAATCATTTGTACAATGTTAACATGACAGTTTGATAGTACGCCTTTGTCTTGTAATTCTTTTGCACTAATGTTGCCAATGACTGGCCCTATACTTGCTAAGATACTTTGAAACTCAAACTGTTCTTTAGGTACTGTTCCAGTTAAGCCCCAACGTATAGGTGCATGTTTTAAATTTTGTGTAAGTAATTTTTTAAGCACTTCTGCTTTTGCTTGGTGTACTTCGTCAATAATAATTGTTTGTACGCCATCTAAAAATTCTGCAAGTGTTAGTACATCGTCATAGTTTTTACTTTTCTTATCTAGTATGTTTAGACTTTGCCAAGTACAAATAGTATGTGTCTTGCCTAATTCTTTTCTATCACCAAAGTAAACACCTACGTCTAATCCGCAGTTAACATAATCTTCTTCTGTTTGTGTAACAAGACTCTTGTTAGGAACAATAACCAACGTCCGACCTAACTTTTCCATTAGGTGTGATAGTGTTGCAGTAATAATTGTTTTACCTGCTCCAGTTGCAACTTCTTGTAATGCTTGTGGATTATTTAAAAATCCGTTAACAGTTTCAACTTGATAATCACGTAGAATAATTTCTTCGCCTGCGGCCATATGTCCTTCAGGCCAACATACACCTTGGTCTGCCCAATAGCGTTCATTAATTGCTGTAAATGTTAAATCGTGTTTTGCTCTGTTGTCTACAATCTCAGATATTTCAACACCTTGCTCTACAAGACTGTTAACAATAGTATCTAAATGGTTAACATATCCTGTACCACCAATACCAAAGAACGCAACAGTTCCGTCCCAACGTCCTAGTTTATATTGAGGCAAGTAACGTGCATAAGGAACTTGAAACTTTAACTTGTTAGCAATCTTTCTGCGATTTTCAACAGGCAAGTTTTCAACTTTTACGTTTACTTCATCTTGAATTACAATTCTACAACTTGTCATATATTCTCTACTTTAACTTGCCATCTATTATAAGGTGCTACTATTGATCCAACATCATATGTCATTGTTAGATCAATTCCGCATATCCATTCATTAATAAGGTTCAATGGTTGCCTTGTTATAGCCAACGATGTTATTGGTTTCCAATTACTTTTAAATAACGGCTTAGGAACTTTATTACTACTAATATACACTACTTTAGTCTTATTGTCAACATAATTATTTAATCCCTTATCATGGACAAATTGGTTAAATTCCTTAGCATAATCTAATTCTTTGTTGTCCAATCTAAACATAACACTCATTTGTTCTTTTGGAATAAAATTTACAAATGAATTGTGTAATTCAATTATATTATCTAAACAAGTTTGTGTATCTAACACTACTAATAACGGAAACCGGTCTAGTTGTTGTAATGCAGAACAAAGTTGATCTCTGTTCCATGTATCACTGTTAACACAAATTTGGAGATCACTTCTATTAGCAATCTTAACTGCTAGTGTATCACAGTTATTAACTCTAAAACTTTCTGTGACATCAACGTCATTAAAGTATTCGAGACCATAAAGACCTTTACGGTCAAAATATTGATAGAGGTTGTTAACATTTGGTTTTCCTAGATCTTTTGTACATTCAGTAATGCCAAGTTCGTTGTAATTAATAAATTTATAATCTTTAATGCCAGGGAGGAATTTGTGAACATTAGTATCCATAACTTTAAGCTCATTGTATATTTCTTGAACTTCGTTAGAAATATCAAACTTAGCAGGAAACTTATTAGCAATATTTACAACCTTCCAAACATATTTTTCAGTTAACGGAAAGAAGTGTTTGTGTTTTTCATAGAAATAATCTTTGTTATTACCGTTTTTTAATTCTTCTAATCTATTAATAACTTTTTTATTAAACGGAAATCTAATAACAAGCATTTGCTGTTTTACATTATCATATGTAACTTCTTGTATTTTAACCCAATGCGAACTGTCTATCTCTCTTAACGGAGTTCTTAAATTATCTAAATGGTTCTTAAGTTCAATGTTATGCTTTGTAAACTGTGGTGCGTAGTACTCTACTAATAGCTTTTTAACAAGCTCGTGTTGCTTAGGCGTGAGTGCAGTAC